GGCCAAATGCACCATGCTCCTCTATGAAGTCGTACATTGAATCCCAATCGTTCGTCCAGTACCGTGACTTTACCGAGCGAATGATTGTGCCGTGTGGGGTGCGAATGCTATCAGCATTCATCTCTTTACATATATCGAGCATCTGTGCTTCTAACACTTCCGCTTGCTCTTTGAGATCGTTGTCTTCAGCTTCAAACATGCGCTTGTTGTCGGCACGCTTGTCTCTGATCTTGATGTATATAGACGTTAGCTTTGCTAAGTCCATGGGGGTGACTCTATCTTTGACTTCTTCGTCCATCTGATTCTCCTAATGGTTGGGTGTGTGGCAGTAGCAGTTCACATAAAGCAGTGTGTTTCAAAACATAGAAAGCAATTCCGTAACGGCGCTAACCCGCTACCCACCACTGCCACACAAATACAAGTGTACTCTAACTTTTTACATTGTCAAGAGTTTCCGAAGAAATTTCTTGCTTGTACAGATCAATTACTTTTTGGTGGTTGTCGATGTTGCCCTGAAGCATCGTGTACATCTTGGCCTCGATGGGGCTACCCTTGATGTGTACGACAGTCATGTTATTGACTTGCCCGGGGCGGTCGATACGTGCGTTGGCTTGCAAGTACGTTTCAACACTTGTGCATGGAGCATACCAAACAATTGTGTTGGCGGCAGTTAGAGTTAACCCGTGTGATGCCGCCTTTGGTTGAATGATTAATACTTTTGGTTCAGGTTGCTCTTGAAACTGCTTGACAATATCTGTGCGTTTGTTTACAGGAACCGAGCCGTTAATCACGTCGCATGTAATGTTGTGTTTCTGCAAGTGCTTCTCAAGCAACTGAATAGTGTGCGTAAACGGAACGAACACAAGCACCTTGTGGCTTGACTCTTCAATCACCTCTTGCACCACGTTGAGCCTACTGCTCACGTCGAACTCAATGACTTCGTTTGTATCCGTATACACCGCACCTCCAGCTATTTGCAGAAGTTTGTTAATTTGTACGGCAGCGTTAACGGCAGATACTTCTTCTCCAGCAGCCTCAATGAGCATCTGCTTCTTCAGTATGTTGTAGAACTTAATCTGCTGCGGTGTTAATGGTGCGTCTCGTTCAACAAACGTAACGGGCGGCAAGTCGAGGCAGTCGGCTTTCTCAAACCGAATGGCGGGTTGAAGCGCTTTGTGAACGATTAGTTGTGCGGTCGGCTTGGGTATCCACTTGTACATGGTGAGCTTCATCATCACTGTGTCTCGGAACTGACCAAAGAAAGGTGACACGCCCTTGGGGTTCACAAGCTTTGCCAATCCGTAAGCATCCACAGGCGACTGTGCGGCAGGCGTACCCGTCAACATCCATAGACCTTTGATAACTTTTGTTAGGTCACGCAAGTCTTTCCAACGCTCGGTCTGCACATTCTTATAGGCTGACGCTTCGTCTACTACGATGAGGTCAAACCCACCCGCCATAATTTCTTTCTTGACGATGCCAACGCCATCGAAGTTGATGATGACAAACTCAGCACCAAGACTCACAATATCCTTGCGCTTACGTGCGGCTCCATAAGCGACTGACACGGTACGGTGAATAGCAAACTTAAACAAGTCATTCTGCCAAGCCGATTTCATGATCGACAAAGGGCAGATCACTAATACACGCTTGACTAACCCAATGGTCATGAGGTAGTCGACTGCCCAAATTACTGATGCTGTCTTACCTGTACCCTGCTCATTGAAGCAGAACGCCTTGCGGTTTGTTGTAAGGAACTCTGCTGTTGTCTTCTGATGTTCAAATGGTGCGAACCCCGGCGGACGGGGCCACGTGTACTCTGATAGATTCATATTGTTTTAATCTGATTCGGTTTTGTAAAGGGTCAAACTCAAATAAGTCGGGGTCAAATTGATTTTCGTAAACGTCAAGGACATTGTTGCGCATCACATCTACCCAATCAACCCAACCACTACCATGAAGAAGCAACCACTTCTGCTCGGGCGTCATTTTTTCTTACGTTCCTTGGTACTTACTTCTGATACAACTTTGTGGTTTGAGCCACGTTTGAACGAGCGATTGGCTGATGGGGTTTGGAGTTTGACTCCGTTCCCGTTTGTGCCACCTTTAGATAGTGCCTTGATGTGAGCAACATCTTTGCCTTCGCGGACGTCAGCACGTCCGTCATTGTTTTTGTCTGCATTCTTTTTATCTATACCTTCTCTAGCACGCTGACGCTCTAAGCGAGCTGGGCTTTCACCACGAGCGATCTGCTGCTGATATTCTTTTTTATATGGTCGGGGTTTGTTCACGTATGGCATGATCTAAATCCTTCTTAATTTCATTTTGGACAAGTTGCGTTTCATCCAAGTGCCTAATTGATGAGCGATTAAGCTCTTCTTGTGTTAAACCAAACTCTTCGGGCTTTGCTTCCCAAAGCGGTTTACGACCCTCATTTTCTACCATTCTGAGCATTCTTCCAACATTGATGCTGACTTCCATGAGCATCTCGGCTTTGTATTTATTCAGCTCTTGGTGGATGATTTTCCCCACCATGTTGACCACAACCTTCTCAACCACTTCATTAACTCTGCGTTTTAGTTCGCCTTCAAGAATCAAGGCCGTGTCTAGATCATCATTCGGTATTTGCTGTGTCATATTAGTTCCTGTTGTACTCACATTCCCGCACTGAGCAGAACTTGCACAGTGGGCCTTGGATGGGATTCCATACCCCGTTTTCTAATGCCGCCTCAATTCTTGCTACGTCTCGGGCGGCGGGTTCTATGTACTTTGGCATCATCTCTGAATGGTGAATAGCCCTCACGAATTCCTTGCTCACTACAAACAAGAGCGCTGACTTCACCCTCTGAATTTCCGGAAACTTGGCGAATAATCCACAAGCGACAAGATCGAGTTGCTTCACGTCCGCATATCTCGCACTCTTGCTCGTCTTGTAGTCTATGGAGTGTGCCGTTCCCGTAGTCCGATTGATAATCACCAAATCCGCTACCCCATGCCACCATACATTCGGAGCATCGAAGTCGCACGACTCTAAATTCTTCGTCAACCCAAGTTTTACTTCGCATAATTTCTCTCCGGGGATGTCTTTTAAAACATCTAGGGTAGCTTGCATATACGCAAACTGTTCAGGGATCGGCACTCCATCACGAATATACTCCTCTGCCACAGTATGAGCTGTCTTTCCATACAGTGTTGCCTGTGTGTCGGGTTCAACAACGTCCTTGGCTATCTTGGTGTGGTAGTACTTCTTAGGGCACTGCTGAAATGTTTTCAGGCTACTGAATGACCAAACAATACTCATAATTTCTTTCTGTTACAGATACGGCCCGGGCACGTATCTTGGTTGTACTACAGGTTTAGCTTGCGCTTGGCCTTCGCCATGCTCAAACCTAGCGCCACGTGCGGCGGCATACGCTTCAACTACTCTAGGGTAGTACCTAGTTGCGGATACTTGCTTAGTGTCAATACCCCAATCACGTTCCGATGAGTCTAAACCATACACAGGGCTAACATCCAACATGTCTGATAGCGACGACCTTTGTACAACAGACAACTCAATGCCATTAAAAAATGCATAGCTCTTAACTAAACCTTTGTCATGCTGAAGTACCGAATGAAAGTAAATTTTATGTTGTGAAGCCTCGGGTACTTCGGAAAGCAAAAGCAACCCTGCGTTACTCTTGCCTATTGAGTCATGAAAGTTAGGCAGTATGCCGTCCCAGTCGTGCATCAGTGCGTTATGTTCCCAATCTACTTTTAGGCCGTCCTTGTCACCTTTAACCTCTACGAACATACCACCACCCCAACGGCAAGGTAAAAAGAAGTCAGGTAAGTAGCGTATGGTTTTAGTTCCTAGATCGGTATCAATTTCTTTTTGATACCCTTCATTCTCGTACTTCCAAGGTATACCCAAGGTGTCAAAGAACACAGCCCATCGTGCTTCCAACCTTGAGCGAAAGCGGTAGCCCTTGTACGTAGTTTCAATTGCTTTAATATGATTCATGATTCATCCCAAATGTCGTTAGGCCAAACTAGCACAGGGGTTTCAATCCCTATGTAGCCGCCTTCAATGTTGAACTCAATAAACTCCCGAGCTTCCTCGGCATCCATGCCGTCTCGCATAAGGATTTCCCGTATCTTCTCCGCGTCGTAAACCAATACGGATACTTGCGTACTATCACGCCAAATGCTTGCGGGCCCAATGATCGCTTCGTCGTAGCCGTCGTATTTAATCATCGCTTCAAACCCCGTACGTATGCCGCAAACGATGCTGACGTATCACCAAAAGCTTTCATAGCATCAAACTCCTTGGCTACTTCTTCTAATACATCATTGCGCGGTACAACTTCAATAGTCTCATCAGCTATTCGACTGTCGTAGCAAGCGCATCCTCGCTCCCAACATCCTCTGTCTATTAGTGTCATACAGGTGCATCCTCATGGTTATCAGGGTTGAACTTAGGGACTCGGTTGCCCTTGTCCTTGGGGTTTGGGAATGGCGGGAAAGGCCATACAGAATTAACAGTCGCCATAACTTGCTCCTGCTCCTGCTTCGCAGTTAAGTGGTAACTCCATGCCCCAGTCTGGGCGTGTACGCATACACATCTCAACGTACTCCTTGGCTGTATCAACTTGCGCAGTCGGCACGATACAGGCGATGGCGTCATGCACAGTCATCACGACTCGGTACTTCTTTGCAACCATGAGCATCTGCTCACCAATCACGATACGGGCTAACGCTTGGCACACGTTCTCAATTACCTTACCGCCATAGATACGTGTCGGTATAACTGCCTTGCCTTTCTTGGTGTCGTACACCAGCTCGGACTTCCCTTCCCCATTCTCTATCAGGCGTAGGTTGGGGTAGCGTAGGTAAAGCGTATTAGGTAACAGGATGCCGTCACTGCCTTCGATCTTCAGAATACCGCCTCGGCCCAACGTTGTCTGCTGATTCTGAAGTACGGCTTTGAGGGCTGACGCCGCAGATTTCCATAGTTCAGTAATCTTTGGATACGTAGTTCGATATGTGTCAATAATCCGTTTCGCTTCATCCAATTCGATCGTGACATTGAAGTTCTTAAGTTGCGCTTGGAATTTTGCCGCGCCCATCCCGTACCCGCACCCAAGGATAGTGGTCTTGCCAACAAACCTTTCGTCCTTTGTAATCTCCGAAATTTTCTTGCCATAAATAGCCGTTGCCATGATTTTGTATACATCTTCGCCCCGATCAAATGCGTCAACTAAGTCGTCTTGTTCCGCAAGCCATGCGAGCGTACGGGCTTCAATTTGTGATGAGTCTGAATCAATCATCATGTATCCGTCCGGGGGAATGATTGCATGCTTCAGAGGTGAGTTGCGTTGTAGGTTTTGCAGATTTAATTTGTCGTCACCGCCCCATCGACCTGTGTGTGCCGCATAGTAGCGTAGGGGTACAGGCAATGAGCCGCGCTCGGCAATACCAAGAAACCTAGCTGTCCTTGTCTCTTCTATCGTAGACTTAGTACCCAATCTCGCTGCCACTAAAGTTTGAACCTGTGGGTTTGGATGCTCAAGCAAAGCCTTGAACTCTTCGTCTGTTTTAGAAAACGCATAAGTCTGCTTGCCTGTTGCGGGGCTGACTTTCATCGGTGGTACTACGCCATAGCCTTCCAAGATAATGGCAAACTTTACGTTGCTCATCAAATCTTCTTTGTCGAAGTTCTCGAGTAGGTCTTCCTTGCGTTGCTTCTCACTAAGCAAATGGTCTTTGATAAGCTCTCTATCTAACTGCAACACAGGGTCGGTGAACATGCGCACAGTCAAATCAATCAGGCGCAACTCAATAGGTGGGAAGCCAGCGGACATTGCGTTAAACAATTTCCACGTAAGGGTAACGTCGTTCTTGCAGTAGTCGCCATACGAGGCTAACTGTTCAGGGCTGAAGTCCTGACGCCGCATACCTAGTGCATTTCCAACCTCTGTGCCTTTCTCGCCAAGCCCGTAGAAGTTTGACAGCACCGCCAAGCTACCGCCTACGTTAGTACCATGCAAGGCTCTACCCATGGATAAAGTATCAAGCCAACCTTTGGGGCTGAGTCCGTAGACCCACTTCAAAATCGCTCCGTCAAACGGGGCGTTGTGCGCAAGCGCCAAACTGTTAGCCCAATCGTATCGACTGAGGAACTGGTGCATGCTCTCCGCATCCCCGCTAAACCACTCGGGCTCACCATCATTGACCTGTACGGCTACGCCAATAGTTTCGAACTCAGGGCTACGAATGTATTCCTCAGTGGTAACTTTTGTTAGGCTGAACTCACGAGAATAATATGTCTCGAAGTCGATTGTTAGTATGTTCATACTATTCTGCCTTGTGTGGCGTAGACCTTTGAGTCTTGGTAAACATCGTGGCGTGGGTCGCCTCTATACCCTGAAAGAATCCCACCCTGTAGTACTTGCTGACTGTTCATCATTGACCGCGCTAGGTTTTGAGAATAGGCTTTAGAAATTACTCCATCCTCTATGTCTTCTCGAGTAGTTGGGTTGATTGTCTGTTGCATGATCTGAGCGAGCAACTTTTTACGATCTCGCTGCAACTGACATTCTTTCCAGTACTTGCGTATCAACTTGCGCTCGACCTTTGTGTATGGGCTACGTTCATTGTCGGCAACCTCAACGAGCTTCTTCCAACCTGTGCCGTAGTCAAAGTCTTCGGGGCGTTCCTTCATGCGTGTGAGCATTACCTGTACTTCGGTAGAACAACGCTTGATTAAAAATTTATCAATCAGTTTCATTTGGTTCCTTCAATAACTTCATCATGCCTGTGGCTGTCTCTAGGTCTAAGCCTTTGGCTAGGGTTGTGCTTGTTCGCTTGCCTTGAACAAAGTCCCATCGGTATATGGTGCATTTGCCGTACCTTCTTTTCATGTGGTACTCGGTGCGATTAAGTTCTGCATACGTTTGTCCGAATAACTTATCTAGCGCGGGCAGTAGTTCGTTGACTAGTTGTTGTCGGCTTATAGGCATAGCATGTTGTCCAGTACGTGCTCAAGTATGTTTAACTCAAGGCTCTCTTCGTTGATGACCAAAACCCTGCCCCCTGCTTCTTTGATCTCACGCATGTTTTTTTCTTGTAACGCAGTCGGCACGCCCCTGCCAGCCTTGGCTTCGATAGCCAAGAACTCTCCGTTGAGACAAACTAAAAAGTCGGGGACGCCACTGTTGCCGTATCCAGTACCGATAGGCATAGCGTAGTAGGCTCTATATGATTTGAGGATTGCCTTGATCTTGGCTTTAACTTTTGCTTCAGGTGTCGTTGCCATAGATCATGCTCTTCCATACTGAGACCGAGGGCATGTGGTTGTGCGACTTGGTCGGTGTCGTGTAACCATTGTGGGCAATCCATCCGAGCGTACTCAGAGTGCGTACGCCTGATACCCATACGTTAGGGTGCAGTTCTTTGGGTCGGAATAAAAGTTTCTTGCCGCAGTACTCTCGGAACTCATCGCCAAGAACAACTGGTTTAGATACTAGCAACTCTTCGGCTAGCTCTAAGTAGCGTTCGACAAACTCGGGGCTTACTCTGTTTGCCTTTGACCAACACTTGTCAGCAAGGGCAAGTGCGTTGTCTATTCGTTCGCTCATCTGATACTCCAAAAAGATTTTCAAGTCTTGATAGTATCATAACTTTTTACTTTGTCAATAGTACAGACGTAAAAAAGCCACCCGAAGGTGGCTAGTGGTTACCCTAACATTTGTTAGACGTCACTTGAGTGAATTGATCTCACGTGTCAGATACCATTGCGCTTTACGCAAGTCTTCCATCTTGTTGCCTTTGTGGTCGGCACGAGTCAGATACTTCACTACATTGCCAAGGTTGTAGCCGAGCTTCTTCGCTTCGATGAAGTCGATCGTCTCGATTCCACCTACTGTGTAATGAGCAGGGTTGTTGACCGGGTCGGCTTTTGGCTCAAACATTTTGATTTGTTGGGCTATGGATTTATCCGAGCTAAATACACCGATGCTATTCCAATTAGGTTTAGGCAATGTGAGCTTCGCCTTCTTCGCTACCTTGGCTTTCTTCTTCGCAGTCCACATTACTGTGGCTACATACGCAGTGGTTACGCCTATCGCCTTGGCTACGTCTGATGACTTAGCCTTTGGGTGTTTCGCAACGTAGTTACGGATTTGCGCTGACTTGGTCATCTTGGGTTGCTCTGTTGTTGTTGCTAATTCGATCATGATTTATTTCCTGTTTGGTTGTTAACGTACTCGGTAAGAACTTCTCTCATCTTGGCTTGCTTTGTATACGCAAAGTTTGTGTTGAAGTAATCCATCACATCCTTTGGTAGACGCAAGCTCGTACAGAATAGTGCGGGTTTCTTACCAAGCCCCCGCCCTTTCTTTTGTTGTTCCGGTTTCAGATATTCAATTCCTGTTGTCATTTATTAATCCCTCGTAATATTTCTTAGGCATCGGCGCTTTCTTATCCAATAGCTCACGTAGCCATTGCGCACCACCTAGCTGTTGCAGTATTAACCAATGTCTATCTGACATTCGTACTTGTCTACCTATTAGTTTCTCAGGCGGTTTAGGTCTTGGCATTTAATAAGTTCCTTGCAATTACTCTGTTAGCCCAACATCTAGCACATGACCATCTGTGTGGGGACAATTCGACTCCCCCCTCGGGGGGCTTCAGCTCTTCGCATTTGTTGCATAGCTTAAACTTGTGTATGGGTTGCTTACTTCCAAGTTGAAGTTGTCGGTTTACAAACCCATTCACTTGTCGATTCCTTTCAGCGTTAACAACATCGTCAATGCTTCGGTCAATGACTCGCCATCTTTGAGTACATACAACTCGCTAGTCCAGTTGTTTGCGTATTGAGCATTGTTTGGTCTGTGCGTGCGTATGGTCAACACTCTCCCATTGATTGCTTCGTTGATATAAATTTGTGCGCCATGTTCGTGTGAGTCTTCTACTAAGTTAGTTTCAGTCCTACCCAACGCAATGCCATCACTGTGCAACCAATTTCTAATCCATCTTTTAATACTCATTCTTCTAATCCTTTCTGAACTAAGTCTGCAATCCTGTCTAACATTTGTTCGGGATGCCCGCCTATGTTGAACACTCGGTCTACCTCAATCAACGCTAGGTAATACTCCTCACCCTTGAGCGCATGCCTGAGCTTTGTCTCATCTTGTGGATACGTGAACTCAAGTACGGCTTTCATACGCTGCTCCCTTGGTGATACGGATAAGCAAGCGAGCCTTACGAAAAGTTCTACGTATGTCAGTGTGTGCCGCATCTATCCACTTGAACTTGGGGTGATTACACCCCCGTAGGGGTATAGCCTTTGAACTGTATCTAATCTCTTCTTTCATCTCATACTCCTTCGCTAACATTTGTTAGCTCATCGACCAACAAAACAAATATCTCATGCGTTACCTTGCAACCTACATCGGTGAGATACTGCTCATCTTCCACAAGTTTAAGCATACCCATCTTCATACGCATATCCAAAGGGAGCGTATTATCATCGTATAGCTCTACGTTGTCACCTATTTTTACTAGGTACTTACCCAAGTCTTTGACTACTAGCGCAGTCTTATTATTACTAAAGTCTTCTTGCACTTTCTCGATAGTCTTCATCTCGGTATCGAGTAACTCTACCTTCTCCATAGAGGTAGTAACTTTGTGCTTGAGCGAGGGTATCGCTTCTGCTTTTAGGTATTCCAAAAACATAGCATGACCCTTAGTCTCAGCCCACACCAACATCTCATTCTTGACATTGGCTTGGTGTTGAGTACGCTCACGCTCTTTGTTCCAGTGCGCTCGTGACACTACACGTTCTGCCGCATCCTTAGCCTTACTGATACGCTCGGAGGGGTTCATCTTGCCAAACATCTTCTTCGCCATGAGGATAGCTTTGTCTGCATCCACAGTGCGATATGAGTCCGATCGTTGTCTGCCCTTACCAATACGATCGTTACAGATAGCGATAACCTTCCCGCGTTGACCCATATACGACAAGCCAATAGACCCTAGCTCTTCACCATCTAGCTTAACCATAAAGCCCGATGCCACTCGGCTACTGCCCATACTATGCGTACTGCTATTGATAACGAAAGTCCACAGTGGATTCAATGAAGCCAGTCGGCTAATCACAGGGTCAAGCATCCCATACACGCCCGACAACTTCAACCCTTCCTTGTCCATAGACTTCTGCAAGTCTTCACCTACAACTACGTTGCTCAAACTCAATGTATTCATACTCATGTCCATTACTCCTAACAAATGTTATAAATTACCACTCAAACTTACCCAAGATCGCATCCACCTTGGACTTTAGATTCTCACGAACCAACGGGCTATCCTTGACTTCCTCAATGTCAGCTCCGAGCATGGCTAGTTCTACTTGCCTACGTGCATCCTCTAACTTGGGGTCGTTAGTGATATTTAGTTTTGTCAATAGCTCACACAACTCCAATGGGTTAGAGATCAATGAGTCGTGATACCGCTTCTTCTCGTTACCCGAGCCTTCCAACTTCTTGGACATACCCAAGAGAACTTCGTGCAGGCGCTCCCATGGTGTACGCATCGCTTCGGCCAGCTTCTCCGAATACTGAACTTCATACGCTGACCTCATTTCCTCTAAGTCATGCGCGGGAATGTCCAAGCGAAAGTCACCAGCCTCGGGCAAAGGCTTCACGCTACGTCTAAAGCTGAACTTAGTCCTAACTTCTGTTAGGTCGGGGTAGTCCTCTGCCTTGTACATAGAACCCAAGTTGATCTTCGCTTCCTCAACTAACCTCTCGTACTCGTCAAAGAAGTTATCGCACAACATGTTGAACGTACGCTCGTATCCATTCATGGTCTGCTTGTAGTCCATGAACAACTTGGTCGGCAACATGCGCTCACCCTTGTCTGCCCAAGGTAAGGTGTGTTGGTTGTTATAGAGTCGTACTCGGGCCGCAAACTTCTCAATGTCTGCTCGTAGGCTTGTACCCGCAAACAGATTCTTCTTGGTCTGTGACGCATCTTTGTGTGCTGATGCGCTTGCATTGACTTGGCTCGTGATTTCACGATCAATCTTTGCGGCAGGCCATACGCTGATGTTCAACTCTACTAATACTGCTGATGCACTAATACTCATTTCATTTCTCCTGTGGTTTACCGGCTAATCTAGCCATTTGAAAATGTGAATCGCTAACAATCCTCATGCTGAAGTGGGCTTCATTCGGATACACGTGGTAGGTGTAAGTGCTATCCATTCCTTTCTCTTTGCGCACGTCATCACTCCACCACTTCTCTTCGTATACGTCGGCACTCTCTAAGCACTCGACCAACGCCATTGCTTTCTCTTTGGTCATCACGAGCTTGCGATAACCTATATCGACTACTACCATCTGATACCTCCTAACATTTGTTATGAACCACCACAATTTAATCCTTGACAAGAATCGTTTTGCCGTTGTCTGCAACACAATCGTTTCCTCCTACGATCGCCCACAGTACAGGCGCAGTCCAATCCCTGCCCCAATCGCTACCAACATACCCATCGGTGAGCATGATGACGCACTCAGGCACGATACGTTTCTCTTTCAGATACTCTGATACACAAGAGGGTGACGTACCCCCACCACCTCTAGGCTTAGTGGAATTGATAATGTCGCCCACCATGCTCTCGGTGTACTCCTCGTGTCCGGCTACTCGGCTATCCCAATAGATCAAGTCCACTTGGCTCGGCTTAACTTCTTCTGCGATACCCTTAACTTCTGTTAGGAAGCCCGACAACTCTTCTTGCCCAACCGAACCCGATGTGTCTACGGCAATAACCATGTGACCAACCTTCTCACCGATTAAGCTAGGCATGTACGTACCCATAGACAAGAACCTACGATTCACCCTACGCCATGACGATGTATCTTTTGCGCTACACGTAGACTTCACGAACTCACGCAACATTTCACGCCAGTCAACCTTGGGTTCGAGCAACTCAAGCAAATCCCGATCGAGATCACCACCACCAGTTCCCGCTATCTTCTGATGCGCCATTACTCCTTGGCGAATAGCCTGATCGATCTCACGCTCGAGAACCTTCTTCTCCTCCTCGGTCATCTCTTTCGCACCATCCCAATCATGGTCATCGAACCCACCCTGACCTTGACCTTGGCTCGTACCTGTACCACCGGAACCCTTACCTGAGCCGTCGCCTTCATCGTCACCACTCCCGCCGCCTCCGCCCTTCTGCTCCTCTTTGAGTAGGTCGAACACTTGCTTGGCATTGAGTCCACGATACTTCTCGTCAATCAAGCCCATCGGCTTACCCTTCAACTCACCATCTGCCCAACGTGGCATCGCAATGACACGCTCGCTAGGATCGAGGTCTTTGAGCTTGAGGTTAATCACGTAGTCACAAGCCGCATTTGCCAGCCGGTGATTCTCATCGTGCAACTTACGCCATGTAGTCAGGTGACGGAAAGCCTTGTGCAGATTCTCATGGAGTACCACGAAATTCAACTCGGGTTCTTTCAACCCTGCCACGAACTTGCGACCATACTTCTCGTCACGCCCATTGGTGCATGCAGTTGGGATGTTATCCACTACACTCGTACGCCCAACCATCAAGATGCCAGACCAAAGGGCAAACCTCGGGTCACGCATCAATGTAATCTTCGCCTTCTGTACCTTACGTTCTTCTAACATTTGTTACCTTTCGTTGTTAAACATCTGACTCAATCGTTCTACTTACATGTAATAGGTTGTGGCTATGGTCGCCCCAACGCTCCTCTACGTCTTGCGTCTCTTCTCCTATACGCACGAACTCCCACATCCACTTATCTCCACCATCGCTTAGCTTCTCGAACTTATCAATGGCATCTTCGAAACCCTTTACATCGGGGTACGATGGATACCACTTCACATCGGACATGGTGAACTTAATCCCACGTATGTCGTGATTGCCTACGAACGTACTCATATACTCGTCACCCCTGCACCACTCGGGGATGTTCTCGTCAATGAATAGCTTGATAGATGGAAACTCATTTGGGTCTTGGGTGTAGAACACCGCAACCACATCACTTCTGTATCCCATGATCTACTCCTTCCAATACCATTTGTAATACCTTCTCACACACTTGCTTGTCTTTGTGTTCAAACAAAGTCTTGCACTCCTTCGTGTCGTATACACAGTACCCAAGTACCTGTATCTGAGCAGTACCGCTTTCATTCTTGATATGGTCAATTACCCACCTGACGATGTATCTTTTGAAGTCGGTTGCAGTCATGCCGTTAAGTCCTAACATTTGTTAGAACTCTCAGAGTAGGTCTTGGTTCTTAACAACCCAGTCCTTGAACGCACTGCTTGAGAAAGCGATACTCTGCTTCGCAGGGTTCTTGGCAATGTTGATTGCGAATACGGCTTGCCACTCGGCATCGAATCTGCCCAAATACTCCATGAATGGGGCAATGGTTTCTTTCGTAATGCGAGCGATAGCACCGAACACCACAATGGCACATGCACCGGGGCTTGTGGGTACAGTCGTAGTCTTTGGCTCTTTGATCGTCGCCTCCCAAGTAGGAAGTTGGTCAGAGAACTCAATGTACGCTTGCATATCACGCGCACCCGATTCACCGATCGCACCAGTCAAAGCGGCAATCACCGAATCAGGGTCGTTCTCTTTGCGAGTCCGGACAATGTTCGATGCTGTCTCCAACGAACGTGGTGATACGAACGCATGCTGAGACTTGCGTGGGTTGTAGATGTATGGGTTGTCACCTTGTGCCGCATCGGTATAGCTTGCGAGTACGTGAGGGAAACGATTCACCCATGCAATCACCTCGGCTTCGAGCCCCTTACCAATAGCCCACTCAATCCATTGCTCGGCATCGGGCTTGGCAATAGTTACTGGGACTAAGCGGTTACGGCTATGCGCTTTGAGGGAGTCGCCTACCCCATCGGTCGTGAGATTACCCGTCAAGAACACTATGGTATTGGCGGTGAGAGTCTTGTCACCGAGTCGAGGGTTCGCCTTCTCTAGCATAGGGTGAAGCATGTTCTTCACAGGGTCAGCACCCTTGGTGAACTCATCGAGCATGATGACCAATGGCTTGTTCTCATGTAGACGGAAACGTGCGTTGGGGTAATACCTTGTAGTGCGTGTGTCATGGTCTATCACAGGCATTGCGATGTCACCCAAGTCCATATTGGGTACGTCAATATAGGCATAGTCGTAGCCTAGATCGTTTGCGATATTCTCTAGTAGGGATGACTTGCCGATGCCGGGCTCGCCTTGCAACAAGAACCGAGTCGTTGGGTTTGTGCGGATAAGGTTTGCCGCTTGCTTGAGGGTAATTGATTTACCGAAATTGATTTCTGCCATGATGGTCTTTCTAATACGCTGATATTTCTAACATTTGTTAGTGTTGACGTTTGCAAATTAACTCTGCACTTTTTAACGCCTACACCTACGCTACTATGGACACAATTATCCAAAGTAACTTATATTATACCACATTTAAATGGGTATGTCAAGTAATTCGCCTATGCTTCTCCTCTCAATTTGTACAATTTAATCTTCTTCAGAGTTGGGTACTTACTTAGGAATCTCTCCTTCGCTACTGCCTTACTCTTCGCTTCGAGGCTTTCGGCAACCCACATGCTGAACCTCCCACTCCACCCTGTCACGTAGTATCTAGCTAACATTTGTTAGACCTCCATAGTTAAAAAAGTTTGTCCCTTGGCAATTCAATAGTTTTGCCATTGCTTCCATATCCTCACACGTACCATCTGCAACGTGAGTCCAACCTTTGAGTCGCTTAAACTCATGGAAGTCATTCTCTCGTGCAACATCCGCACGTTTTTTGTGGTCTATATATAACACCCACCACCCTGCAACCCTATACATTTGTTAGACCTCCATTGATTAAATCGTAGTATGCTTTGATCTCTTCCCTGTACCCCTGCGCTAACAGAACCACATTGTTCTTAGGGTCAGGCACGTGCAACCTCTCCTCGTGGTGACGTTGGTAGTTGTAGTCCCTCTCCCTAAACATAACCACCAACCCATGCCTAGGCACTCGGCACAGATACCATTGCTCACGCATCTTTACCCTCCTTCTCGTACTCGTTGTACTGCCATAGTCGCTTGCCCAACCAATAGATTTGGTCTTCCACAAACTCCCACGTTTTATAGTTCATGCAGTCAGAAAACCTAGGGTCAGCACCGCTCCCCACAGCGATCAATGTCTCAACCATCTTGGGCGCAAAGTCATCCATGTGTGAGGTATCAAAACCAAAGTACCACCACCCATCGTCACCCTTGGCAGAATAGGTTAGACCACCATGCACGTTGTCGCTTATGTCACTCAACTCAGGGTCAGGGTCTATGTTGTAACTGATACCCCAGAACCTATGCTCTTTGGGTATACCCACATAACCACATAGCGTACCCATGTGTTCGTTCCTACTGATACGGCACTTGTACCCGCTAACTTCCTGAACCCACTCCGCATGGTCGGGCTCGTTCTCCCATGGTCTGATTGCAAAGAACAACTTCATCTTGTGTCTTGCTTCTAACATTTGTTAGTTCCTTTCTAAAGTTATTTCGTACCACTTCTCTAGCACCCAGTCGGCTAGCGAACCACCGACTCAATCGTTGGGGCTCGTACCCCTCAGACTCGTCTTGTAATAAGCCCATCACCACCCCTTATAGATAGCAACGCATAGCCACATCACCGCAAACAATAGCGCAGTGAACGGAGTCAATGACCGCGCTAGGAATATCTGCGCAACCATAAAATAAAACTCTGCTGGTGTCATCATGGTCTCCAATAGAATAGGTCAAGCATGACCACAATTAAACCGAGTACAAAAAGAACTCGCTCTAGCTTCTCCCATTTAGTTAACATTTGTTAGCCCTCCAAGTTCCAAGATTTAGGGGGTATCTGTTTCAATACCTCCCTTGCGTTATCAATATCAAGGTTCAATGTCTCAAGCCATGACCCATCTTCGATGTATTCATAGGCAGTCCCCACAAGGTTGTTCAACGCCTCACCTAACAGTTCAATCTTTTCTGCATCAGTCATTTGACCTCCCTCTTGGTTTGTATGGGCAACTCTCTAGCATTGAGTACAGGCTTGCTCTCCTCCACTCGTGCGAACTTCATCGCCTCGCCTAACATTTGTAAGTAGTCGGTCTGCCGAATTGGTCTGCTCAATCGGTCAACCTTCACGTGTCTTGGTCTTGTGGTCATGGCTCAGCCCCTCAGTTCTTTTTGATTAGTCTGTTTGAGCGTTGTACGTGCGCTCGCAGGTGTAACAAGTTGGTAGTTACCCTTGCCGTACTCTTGGACTACGCACCAACTCGTACGTTCCTCACCTGCACTACGCTCTCGGTCTTGTTCGCAGAACTTGCAGAACGCTTGGTAGCGGGACACGTGAATTTCTTCACGGCAATCAATACATTCTTTCCAGTCAGTTCCTAACATTTGTTACCTCCTGTTACATGTAGTTGACGTTGTTACGTTTGTGCTTGAAGCCGATGCGCACGTAGTTCGTGCAGTCAGTACCAACACGTGCGGCTTCAATCCACCAAAAGCGCCATGCCCACATCATGTGTTTGTGAAGCAGTACACGGCAAAACAAACTGTCTAATCTAGTAATCATTTCTAACCCTTCTAACATTTGTTAGGTTTGCAAGGTTGGGGGCAAACCTAATGTTATAAAAACAACATCCCCAACCCATACTTAATTATACCACAAAGTTACAGATAAGTCAAGTAATGGGGCGATGCTTCTGTTACGTTTTTATGGGCATGAGTTGTTACGTTTTTTGGGGTAATGTTGTGGAATGTTACGTGAATAAGTTTTGACATATAACATTATAAAACTCAATGAAATCAAGGGGTTAGAAGCGAAAAAATGGGTTATGTTATAAAGTTATATTTTTTGAAGAATAGTGTGTGTGGCTTTCCTAGAATATCTTATACCACAGATTGCACTTGGCGAGAAGTCTTGCCCCTTTTGCCCGTCACACCCATTTCGAAAAAAACGTAACATGTAACATTGCTTTAGAATCAACAACTTACGTGATTTGCAACGTAACATTAGACGTAACATTGCTACAACGAAACATAACATTTGTTAGAAAGGCTTGCCACTACCCCCGCACAGAGAACTGGTACAGAGAAAATGTCAACTACTGTGTTTACATACATAGTTTAGAACATGTTAGTGATGACTAACAAAAGTTAGAGCCGAGCCTTCCCACTACCCCCGCACAGAGAACTGGTGCAGAAAAAAACCTCGGGACAAAATAAAAACCATAATTCATAACATCGTGGTACGCTAACAATAGTTAGGATAAGACGCAAAAAAGCCCCGACTAGCGGGGCTTGGTTCTAACAAATGTTAGGTTTACTCGAATCGATTATGTAGACCACGATCGAATGAAATACCTTGGGCAAACGCCATCCAAAAACTAGTAGCGTATGCATTAGGGAAACCATGGGTTTTAAAGAATTCTGCTACACGTGCTCGGTGCGGGTTTGTTTTTGCATTGCCACGTAATGCCACTTCGGGCGGTACTTCATTGCGAATGTCATCCAACAAACCTTGAATGATTCGATCTTGCATGATACGTTCGTATGTAGTGACTCGTTTTCCCATGGTATTCCCCTTAGATCATGTACTCTTGAAAATTGTCGGTGGTGATGTAATCACCGCCCTTGCTTGAACAGCGCAAAATGTATTTGCTTCCATAAGTGTTGCAAGACTCATAAAGATCGGTTGCACGTTTTTTCGTACCCTCAAGGTCTAAAGCCCTGAAAATTTTGCCGACAAACTTACACTTGTCACAATCATGCTTGAACGATGGTTTCATAATTTTCTCCAATGAAATCTAACATTTGTTAGAACCTAGGGTTTCCCCTAGGTTCTGTCGTTACCCGATTACTTGAGGTTTTTGCCCAAGTCCATCACATCACCGCCTAGACCTTCGAACACATCCTTAAGGTTGACCAAAAAGTCAAGGGCGTTGCACTCTGTGCCATCCTCATCCGCTTTGTAAATGCGGTTTATCATGGTTTTCAGTTCTGCAAGGGTTTTGCTATCCACATCCGTACCGCCCGACACACGCCCATTTGGGGTATAACCTGATGCGATCTTGACTCGCATCCAATAGGTGTCGACAGTTGCCGTTGGTTTGCCGTCGGGCTTGACGTGTCCACGTTCGATCATGGCTTGAACAAATAATGCGCGTTCTGCCTTCACGCCCTTTTTGTCCTTGCCGACTAGATCGAACCACTTGGTGATAACCCGACCTTCAGTGTCTTTGCGATCGAACACTTCGCAAAGCACGTTCGCATAGCCCTGAATAAGATCGCCCGTTTTGCTTACACCTTCCACTAGGGAATTGCGTGCAATGGACAAAATGCCTGTGTCAATGGCGGGAGACGACACAATGACGTTTGTAGTCATGATTCGATTACCTTCTAATAAACAGTAGCTTTGGAAAAACCCGCTAGCTACCTAAGCATGAACACCGATTGTCGCTGTCCATGTTATCTATTATACATATCGTGGTACACTTTGCAAGTAATAAATAAACAAATTAAATAGGGGGATGGTTCTAACAAATGTCAGGAATTGACGACACCGAACCCCACCCCCCAGATTTTGACCAAAGGAGTCCCACGATCCTATACACACTGTGTTGCACTGTCGAACAGCTAAATTAAAAATCCCCCCACCCCCTATACAATTCTGTACCACAATGCTACAAAGTCCAATCTAGAAACACCCCCCGGTGCAAAATAAATCAGGCAATCGAAAAAAATTTTTGCAAAAAATTAAAAGTGGTGTTACATTTGCGCCATTCCCGATAACTACTCGGTGCCTATGATTGAAATACAGCCAAGCGCAGACAAGCCTCTGCCATTTGATATGTCCGATGAGCAACCCAAGACTCATAAGGACGGCATTGCCATCGCTGTAAATACCGCAAACCTGATCGACAAGCTTGGCCCCGGTCTTGACTACGAAGATAAAGACCTGCACAAAACGGCGGAGTTATTTAACGGTACCGATAAGCCAGCTACACCTAAGCACATATCCGTACCGGCAGAAGCGAAGGCGGCATCAGTCCTTATTAAGACGTTTGACTTCCAAGCGTTTGCAGATATTCAACAGGCCCGCACGTTCATTACTAATAAGTTAGTCAAGATGACTGACTGCGGCGATCCCAAGATTGAAATCAAAGCTCTTGAGCTTTTGGGTAAACATTCCGACATCGGCCTTTTCACTGAACGCAGTGAGATTACTGTGCACCACACCACAAGTAAGGGGTTAGAAGAATCTATTAAAGAGCGCATCAAGCGGCTCATGAATGCAGAAGTTACAGATGTAACGCCCCTAGACGATCTGGATACGCACCTAGGCCCAGCAGAAGAAACCCGCCAAGACGTACCTAATGAGCAGCCTAACAATTAAAGAAATTGAGGCGGCAATTAAGTCCGGCAAGTTGTCGGAAGCTGACCTGCGCGTGTTGGATGCCTCACTAATTAAACTAGAGAAGCTCAAAGATCGTGAACTATGCCAAGAAAAATTCATCAAATTCGTTGAGCGCGTATGGCCAACCTTCATTTCGGGAGCCCACCACAAGAGAATGGCTGATGCGTTTGAGCGGGTGGCAAATGGTACTTGTAAGCGGCTTATTATTAATATGCCTCCCCGTCATACTAAGTCTGAGTTTGCTTCTTATCTGCTGCCAGCTTGGTTTTTGGGCAAGTTTCCTCATAAAAAAGTCATTCAGGCGTCTAACACGGGCGAATTGGCGGTAGGTTTTGGTCGAAAAGTGCGAAATTTGGTGGATTCTGAGGTTTACAGCAGTATTTTTCCCAATTTAGCGCTCCAAGCTGACTCAAAAGCGGCTGGAAGATGGAATACCAGCAAGGGTGGTGACTATTTTGCGATTGGTGTGGGTGGTACAGTGACCGGTAAGGGCGCTGACGTGCTCATTATTGACGATCCGCACTCAGAACAAGAGGCTGCGATGGCAGCAAGTAACCCAGACATCTACGATAAGGTGTTTGAGTGGTATACATCTGGCCCTCGTCAGCGTTTGCAGCCGGGCGGCTCTATTGTTGTGGTTATGACACGCTGGGCACAACGGGATTTGACCGGTCAGGTACTAAAAAGTGCAGCACAACGCAGTGGTGAAGAGTGGGAAGTCATTGAATTCCCCGCGATCTTACCTAGTGGTAACCCGCTTTGGCCGCAATTTTGGAGTCTGGCTGAGTTGGAAGCCCTTCGTGAAGAACTCCCTAATGCCAAGTGGCAGGCGCAGTATCAGCAGAATCCTGTGGGTAACGAGAGCGCGATTGTTAAGCGCGATTGGTGGAAATGGTGGGAGAAAGACAATCCCCCTCAGTGCGACTACATCCTCCAGTCGTGGGATACGGCGTTTGAGAAAACCCAGCGGGCTGACTATTCAGCGGGGACTACTTGGGGAATCTTTGCCTGTGAAGAGGACAACTTTGCGCCCAACATCATATTACTCAACACGTATAAGAAGCGAGTTGAGTTCCCGGAATTAAAACGAGACGTTATGCGGGAGTACACAGACTATGAGCCGGACTCTCTGATCGTGGAGAAGAAGGCGTCTGGTGCGCCGCTGATCTATGACTTAAGAGCCATGGGTATACCGGTGCAGGAGTACACGCCTAGTAAGGGCCAAGACAAAATTGCCCGCTTAAACTCAGTCTCAGACATAATCGCAAGTGGAAAAGTGTGGGTTCCACGAACCCGCTGGGCAGAAGAGTTAGTGGACGAAGTTGCAGCATTTCCGTCAGGCGAGCATGATGACTTGGTTGACGCGACAACTCTAGCGCTTATGCGCTTTCGTCAGGGTGGGTTCCTTCGTTTACCAAGCGATGAGCCTGAAGAGATTCAATGGTTTAAGAGCCACCGCCGTGAGCGGTTCTATACAGTTTAAGGATAAATTATGGCAACGAGTTCAATGGACAAAGGTTTGTACGCAGCCCCCCTCGGTCTTGAAGAAGAGATGGGCATGGCTCCGCTGGAGATTGAGATCGAAGACCCTGAAGGCGTGCGTATTGGCATGGGTGATATTGAGATTGAACTCACCCCTGATGAAGAAACAGAAGACGACTTTGATGCCAACCTTGCTGACTTCATGAGCGACAGTGCGCTTGACTCTTTGGGTGGTGAGTTGGTTGCTGACTTTGATAAAGACATCAACGACCGCAAAGATTGGATCAGAACCTACGTTGAAGGTTTGAAGTTGTTGGGCTTGAAGTACGAGGAAAGAACAGAGCCATGGAACGGCGCTTGCGGTGTGTTCCACCCCATGTTGACTGAGTCCGTTGTGCGCTTTCAGTCAGAGGGAATTATGGAGACATTCCCCGCCGCTGGCCCCGTGAAGACGCAGATTCTTGGTAAGGACACTCCTATTAAAGAAGAAGCATCTGCTCGCGTGCGAGAAGACATGAACTACCAGCTCACTGAGGTGATGGTTGAGTATCGTCCAGAGCATGAGAAGTTGTTGTGGAATTTGCCCTTATCTGGATCGGCGTTTAAGAAGGTCTACTATGACCCAAGCATTGGACGTCAAGTTGCGATGTTCATCCCCGCAGAAGATATTGTTGTGCCATACGGCGCATCTAACTTAGAGCGTGCCGAGCGGGTCACGCACGTGATGCGTAAGACTGAGAATGAGATCATCAAGTTGCAAGAAGCTGGGTTCTACAGCGACGTAGATTTAGGCGAGCCGTCCGCTGAGCTTGATGATATTGAGCGTCAGAAAGCTGAAGAAACAGGCATGACTGCTGTGCAGGACGATAGGTTCCGCATACTTGAGATGCACGTTGACCTTGACTTAGAAGGATACGAGCATAAAGACAAAGATGGCGAGAAGACGGGTATCGCACTGCCGTATGTTGTGACTGTTGAGAAAGCGACAACTAAGATTCTTGCCATTCGCCGCAATTGGTACGAGGATGATGAGCTGCACATTAAGCGCCAGCACTTTGTACATTACCAATACATTCCGGGGTTTGGCTTTTATGGATATGGTCTTATTCACCTTATCGGCGGATATGCGAAGAGCGCGACCATGCTCATCAGGCAGCTCGTTGATGCAGGTACGCTATCTAACTTGCCCGGAGGACTCAAGTCACGGGGCCTGCGCGTCAAAGGAGACGACACCCCTATCGCACCGGGAGAGTTTCGTGATGTCGACGTACCAAGCGGATCCATCAGAGACAACATCTTGCCGTTGCCTTACAAGGAGCCCAGTCAGGTTCTCTTTGCCTTGTTCCAGAACATTGTGCAAGAGGGTAGACAGTTTGCATCCGCAGGAGACATGAACGTCAGCGACATGAGTGCGCAAGCACCCGTGGGTACAACACTGGCTATTCTTGAGCGCACACTAAAGGTGATGGGCGCAGTGCAAGCACGTATGCACTACTCGATGCGTCAAGAGTTCCGTCTGCTCAAAGCTATCATTGCTGACTACACGCCAGAAGAGTATGACTACGAGCCAGTCGATGGCTCACGTCGTGCTAAGAAGTCTGACTACGACATGGTTGCTGTAATTCCTGTGAGTGATCCGAACGCTGCAACGATGGCGCAGAAGATTGTTCAATATCAGGCCGCACTTCAGTTAGCACAGACAGCACCGCAACTGTACAACTTACCACTCTTGCACCGCCAGATGATTGAAGTGTTGGGCATTAAGAACGCAGCTAAGTTGATTCCGATTGAGGATGATGCTAAAGCTACAGACCCAGTGCAAGAGAACCAGAACGTGCTGACGGGCAAGCCTGTTAAAGCGTTTATTGAGCAGGATCATCAAGCTCATATTGCAGTGCACACAAGCATGCTTCAAAACCCCAAGATCATGGGCTTAGTTGGGCAGACTCCACAAGGCCAAGCACTTGTGGCGGCAATGATGGCTCACATCAACGAGCACTTGGCGTACGCATATCGCAAAGAAGTTGAGCAGACAGTTGGCTTGTTGTTACCAACAGAAGAGCAAGAAAAGAACATGGCTCCAGAGGTGGCTGCACAAGTTGCACAACTTGCTGCACAAGCGTCCACGCGTATGGCCCAACAAGCCCAATCGCAAGCCGCGCAGCAGCAAATACAGCAGCAAATGCAAGACCCTCTCATCCAAATGCAACAGCAAGAGTTGCAAATCAAGATGCAAGAGTTGCAGCTTAAACAACAGAAGCTACAGGTTGATGCGGCGGCTAGAGCTGACCAAATTGAACTTGAGGAAGCCCGTATTGCGGCTCAGAAAGAAATCGCGGCTATGCAAGTTGGCGCAAGCGCAGCCGCTGCAAAAGACAAACTTCAAAAGCAACAGCTCATTGAAGGATCCAAACTTGGCGTTGATATCGCTAAGCACCGCGCTCAGATGGCCGTGCAAATGGCCCAAAGAGCATCTCAAAAACCTAAGAAGGAGAGAGATTGAACGACTACAAGCTATTGGCGCATGTCGCCAAAGAGGTTGAGAAGTTAAAGGAAGAGCAAGCTTTTCATCTTGCCAACGGCAGAGCCGCTGACATAGAAGAGTATCGAAGTATCTGTGGGGTAATCCGGGGTCTTAACCTAGCAGAAAACATTATTAATGACCTCGTGCAAAAAATGGAGAAATCTGATGACTGAATTTGACGTCGCTGCCGTAGACCTGTCTGGCATTCTTAATAAAACCGCCGAAGACAAAGCTAAGCAGTTGCCTGACCCAAAGACTTTTCACCTACTTTGTGTAGTGCCGGAAGCCATGGAAGAGTTTGCTGATAGTGAAGTTGGCCTGATTAAATCAAGCCAAGTAATGCATTATGAGGAAGTACTCACTCCCGTTCTATTTGTCGTCAAGCTTGGGCCTGACTGCTATAAAGATACCACTCGGTTCCCTAGCGGCCCGAGTTGCAAGGAAGGTGATTTCATCATCGTCCGACCAAATTCAGGCACCCGTCTGAAGATTCATGGCCGTGAATTCCGCATCCTCAATGATGATTCGGTTGAAGCAGTTGTGGAAGATCCCCGTGGAATTACACGTGCAGCATAAGGAGTAATCAATGGCACAAACTGAGTTTAAAGATGACTTCAAGTTTCCCCATGAAGTAGATGAGGAAGCTAAGGGTAAACCCGAAGCAGAAGAGGATGATGGCGGATTTGAAGTAGAAATCGAGGACGATACTCCTCGTAGGGATCGTGGCCGCAAGCCCGATGAAACACCACCCGAAGATCCTACTGAAGACGAACTATCCGAATACGATGAAAAAGTTCAGTCGCGTTTAAAGAAATTTACACGTGGGTACCATGATGAGCGTCGTGCAAAGGAAGAAGCACTGCGTGAACGCGAGGCGGCTGAGAAGTTGGCCAAGCAATTGTGGGATCAAAACCGCAAGCTACAAGAGCAAGTGTCGCTTGGGTCAAAAGCGTACATTGAGCAATCAAAGTCATCTGCAGAGATGGAATTTGAAAACGCTAAGAAAAAGTACAAGGAAGCTTATGAGTCCGGAGATTCTGATGCTGTGGTAGATGCACAGGCAGAAGTTTCACGGGCAACACTGAATTTAGACAAAGTTCAGAACATGAGGCCTTTACAAGTCGAAGAAAATGATGTACAAATACCACAACGTAGTACAAATCAACCTAATGTGTCACAACGAGATCAAAGTTGGATGCAGAAAAACACTTGGTTTGGCACCGATCCTGAAATGACAGCATCCGCCCTCGGGTTGCATCAAAAGCTGGCTAAGGAACATGGTGCTAACTTTGTGGGTTCTGATGACTACTACAAACGAGTAGACGCTACAATGCGCCGACGATTTCCTGAGTACTATGACGGTGCTCAGAGCTATGAAGATGATGCTCCTTCGAAAAAGGCATCAGAACCGGCTTACGAGGAAGAACCTCCGCGCCGTGCAACAAAACCCGCTACTGTTGTGGCTCCGGCCTCACGTAGCACTCCGCCTAATCGTATTAGGCTGAAGGCATCCGAAGCAGCGATCGCTCGCCGTCTTGGGGTTCCTTTGGAAGAATACGCTAAACAGGTTGCTCAACTTAAAAGAGGTTAATTATGGATCAAGTTTTATCGTCTGGAAAGACACAAAATCGCACTGCACGTGAAGCAGATACTCGTCAGGTAATGCAACGCCCTGAAGCGTGGCGTCCGCCTGAGACACTGCCTATGCCTGACGACCGTCCCGGTTGGACTCATAGGTATGTACGTATCAGTACTATGGGCACTGCTGATCCAAGTAACATTTCTTCTAAGTTACGCGAAGGATACGAACCCTGCAAAGGTGAAGAATATCCCGAGCTCATGATGCACGCTTCCACTGAAGGTCGCTTTAAAGGCAACATTGAAGTGGGCGGTTTATTGCTCTGCCGTATTCCAACCGAGTTCATGGCTCAACGAGCCAAGTACTACGAGAACCTAAACAAGTCTCAGGTGGATTCAGTAGACAATAATTTCCTTCGTGAAAATGATCCTAGGATGCCTCTTTTCTCAGAGAAGAGAACCAAGGTCACTTTCGGTTCTGGTACTTAAAATTTAGGAGTCCTTTATGGCTTATCCCATCATCGACGCCCCTTACGGCGTCAAGCCGGTCAATCTGATCGGTGGACAGGTATTTTCCGGCTCAACCCGAAATCTACCTATTTCTTACAACTATGCCACGCCCATTTATTATGGTGACTTGGTTACGTTGGGCACAACTGGTTCTGACGCTGGCTACATTACTGTTACCAACGTAAGCACTAGTTTGACAACTAAAAATACCGTTGGTGTTTTCTTGGGTTGCTATTACACGAACCCAACTACAAAGCAACGTCAGTACGCTCAGTACTATCCCGGCAACGTTCTTGCTGGCGACATTACTGCAATCGTTGCTGATGATCCTGACCAAGTGTTTAAGATGGCCGTGGTAGCTGCTGCTTCCACTACAACCATCTCTTCAATGCCATCAGCAATGGTTGGCTTGAATGCTGCGCTGAACACACCTGTTGGTAGCGCTTCTACTGGCAACTCTGGTGCTGGTATCGTTGCTGCTAACACAACTTTGGCAGTTGGTTCTGGTGGTGCTTTCCGTATCTTGAACTTGGTTCCTGATACACAGATCAGCACTTCTGCAGTCTTTGTAAGCACTACTACGACATCGTTCGTTGTGTCTGGCCTTACTGTTGGTCAAGTCATTCCTAAAGGTACTGACGTGTTCCAATTGGTTAATGGTCAATTGCAGCAATTGGGTGTTGGCGCAAGCTTGTCCGCCGCGACTACTGTGACCACAACCGGTAACACTACACTGACTATCAGTGCTGCTGTTACTACCACACCTACTGCTGGTGCAACGATCGCTTTAGTTCAATCTCCAGAAGTTCTGGTTAAGTTGAACTTCGGCGTTCACAACTATTACGCTGCTTAAGGAGTAACTTACCATGGCAATTTCACGCGCACAACTACTTAAAGAGTTGCTCCCCGGTCTGAACGCTTTGTTCGGTATGGAATATGCTCGCTACGGCGAAGAGCACAAAGAGATCTACGAAACAGAGACCTCTGAGCGTTCCTTCGAAGAAGAGACCAAGCTGTCTGGTTTCTCTGCTGCACCTGTTAAGAACGAGGGCTCTGCCATCGCTTATGACAATGCACAGGAAGCATGGACAACTCGCTACAACCACGAAACCATCGCTCTTGGCTTCTCCATCACTGAAGAAGCTGTGGAAGATAACTTGTATGACTCACTGTCTGCTCGTTACACCAAAGCATTGGCTCGTGCTATGGCTTACACCAAGCAGGTTAAAGCTGCCGCCGTTATCAACAACGGTTTCAGCGCAGCCTATCCCGGTGGTGACGGTGTTGCTTTATACAGCACTCAACACCCCTTGGTTTCTGGTGGCTATAACAGCAACCGTCCTTCTACAGCCGCTGATTTGAACGAGACTTCTTTGGAAGCCGCCGTTATTCAAATCGCTGCTTGGACAGACGAGCGTGGTCTTTTGATCGCTGCTAAGCCTAAGAAGTTGATTGTTCCCCCAGCTCTGCAATTCGTTGCTACTCGTTTGTTGGAAACCAGCCTCCGTGTTGGTACAACTGACAACGATATCAATGCGTTGAAGAACAACGGTTCAATCCCTGAAGGCTACACCATTAACCACTACCTGACCGACACAAACGGCTGGTATTTGACTACTGATGTGCCTAACGGTCTGAAGCATTTCATCCGCTCTCCTTTGGAGAACAAGATGGACGGTGACTTCGACACAGGTAACGTTCGTTACAAAGCCCGCGAGCGTTATAGCTTCGGTTGGTCTGATCCATTGGGCACATTTGGCTCACCCGGTTCAGCCTAATATTTCTTTGGAAATATGTGAAGGGGGCCTTGTGCCCCCTTTTCTTTTGGTGTATATTGACTTTAATCCGGGCTTTCCGGTGCATCAAACAGTCCCGGCTGACGACATACAGATTGATGCACTTAACTTGTATGTAAGGACACATATCATGGGATTTGCAACTCACCTTGGCCCTTGGCTGCTCGGCACTGTTAAAAACACTACTGGCACCACTGCTGGCACAATCCGTAACATGGGCGCTACTGTTGTTACACAGACTGGCGTGACCACTGTAAACGACACAACTGCTACTACAGAGTTTGTTTTGCCTGCTGGCGCACAAATTTTGGAATTTCTTGTAGACATTACCACTGCTTACGCTGGTACTACTGGTAACACCATCACCATTCAAACTGCCGCTGGTTCCTCTTTGGCTACCGTTGGTAGCGCATCGACTACACCTTTGGCTGTTGGCCGAGCAACTGTAGCTGTTACAGGCGCACAGATCGGTACATATCTAAATGTTGGCGCAACTGACTTGGTTGTTCAAGCAATCTACGCTTGCGCTGGTACGGCTAGCGGCGGCGCTGCTACGATTACATGCGTATACGTCGTTAAAGGCTCTGATGGCGCTGCTAACCCCAGCCAAGTCTAATTAGTCTAGGGGGCTTCGGCCCCATTTTTAAGGAGATTAATTATGATGCAGACAGACGTTAAAGGCGTAACGTGTCCAGTAAGTACTGACACAACTGCGTATACAGGGCGTACCCGTTTTAAAGGTCTTTGGTATAGCGCAACAGGCGCTACTACAATTGTCATTAAAGACGGTTCAACTACGTTGTTTACATTCACAATTGGCGCTGCTGGGATGTCTAGTATTTGGATTCCCGGCGAAGGTGTTGTTTGTTCAACAAGTCTTGTAGTTTCTGTTGGCGCAACATGCGCAGCGGTGGCGTTCTATGGCTAAGAGTCCAGCATGGCAGAGGAAAGAAGGCAAGAATCCCAAGGGTGGCTTGAATGCCAAGGGGCGAGCCTCCGCGAAAAAGCAAGGCATGAATTTGAAACCTCCCCAGCCAGAAGGCGGCTCCCGGCGCGACTCTTTTTGTGCGAGGATGGAAGGGATGAAAAAGAAATTGACATCCCCCAAAACCGCCAAAGACCCAGACTCACGCATAAACAAATCACTTAGAGCTTGGAAGTGTTGATATGGAACACATGGTTTGGAATGTCATCTTGTCCTTTGCATCAGCCCTGCTGCTGTTCTGGGTAAAGGTGTCTCACGATGAAGTGAAGCGCTTGAGTATTCTTCTGAGCAAAACTCGTGAAGAGAATGCCGAAAAGTTTGTGACCAAGAACGACATGCACGCCGACATTAACCGCGTGCTGACTCGTCTAGATAGGCTTGAGAGCAAAATTGACGACTTCATGAAGGAGCATCGAAGTGCCATCAGTTAGCGCAAAACAAAAACAGTTCATGGATGCAGCGGCCCATAATCCAGCGTTTGCAAAACAGGCTGGCATCCCGGTTTCAGTTGCAAAAGAGTTTAGTGGAGCAAGTAAAGGTATGAAGTTTGGTAAGGGCTCAGATACATCCCGTGCTGATCTTCAAAAAGTTAACAAACCCAAGACACTTCATGGCAAGATGTCAATCATGAAAGAAGGTGGTGATACTATGGCTAAAAGCGACATGAAAGAAGATATGAAGATGGACTTGAAACAAGACAAGTCCATGATGCAAAAGGCTGTAAACAAACACGAAGGCCGTTTGCACAAAGGTCAGCCTATGACTAAGTTAGCTGGCGGCGGCACGTTCCGCGCCTCTGCTAACGGTATTGCCACTAAGGGTAAAACCAAAGGCAAAATGGTAAAAATGAACATGGGCGGCAAAGCCTGTTAAGGAGTTAATATGAGCCCAGCAGAAAAAGCAGCGCGGGAAGAGATGGCCGAGCGCAAAATGAACGCAGCCACTGAAAAAGCTTACTCCGAGTCTTTAACTAGCACGGAAGAAGCGCCCAAAAAGAAAGATCCACGCGACGCTGTTCGTGGGCAAAAAGGTTACGCCAAGGGCGGTTCAGCTTCTAGCCGTGCCGATGGCTGCTGCACCAAAGGTAAAACTCGCGGAAAGATGGTGTAACTATGGCTACAAGATGGGACAACCTACCCGGACTCAATGACGACGTTCTTGATCGCGTCAGAGAAGATTTTCAAAAAGGCAAAAAGGGCCGTAACGTAGACTCTTCTAAGCTTACTGGCGGCGCTAAAGACGCTGTTCGTGAAGCTGGTCGCCGTGCTGAAAATCGTAACGTTGGTCGCGCTGGTGCTGGTCAAGTTATGTTTGAAATTGGTTACGGGGTTGGCCGTAAAATTGACGAAAAGACTGGTCTTGGTAAAAAGATGGTTGATAAGTCTGGCCTTGGTGATGCCGCTGAAAAAGTAGCAAACCGACGCGATAAAGTTGAGTTATCCAAAGATGCTAAGGCTCGTTTAGACGAGGAAGAAGTTGATAACTATCGGCGTGAAACTGAAGCCGAAGATAAAGAACGTAAAGCTTATTCCGGCAAAGACGAAGAGAACTACAAAGGCGATGGCATGAAAAAAGGCGGCATGACTGCTAAGTTCATGTCGTTCTCTAAGAAAGGTAAGCCCGCAGGTATGAAGCCTGTTACAAAGATGGCCTCCGGTGGTATGACCGCCTCCCGCCGTGCTGATGGCATTGCCGTTAAGGGTAAAACCCGTGGAAAGATGTGCTAAGTCATGATTGCTAGTCGTGGCATGGGGGCCATATCCCCAAGCAAGATGCCCAAAGGGAAAAGAAAAGCCCGTCGGGATGACACGGACTTCACGCAATACGCCGAAGGCGGCAAAGTAAATGCGGCTGGCAATTACACTAAACCCGGCCTGCGTAAGCGGATTGTGTCTCAGGTAAAGGCCGCAGCTACCCAAGGTACGGGCGCAGGACAATGGTCAGCACGCAAGGCTCAGCTTGTTGCTAAAAAATACAAAGCTTCTGGTGGGGGGTATAGAGATTGAAAGCTCCGCAAAAGTCTCTCAAAGACTGGGGCGACCAGAAATGGCGCACTAAGTCTGGTAAACCGTCAAGTAAGACGGGGGAGAGATACTTGCCCGAAGCAGCTATTAAGTCTTTGTCACCATCAGAATATGCCGCTACAACACGTGCAAAGCGTGCTGGCAAAAAAGCCGGAAAGCAGTTTGTAGCGCAACCAAAAACAATTGCAAAGAAAACGGCGGGATTTAGATGACTACTTCTGGAGTTGCAGCGTTTAATCTTGACCTCAATGAGATTGTTGAGGAAGCGTTTGAGCGTGCGGGCTCCGAGCTTCGCACGGGCTACGACTTACGTACTGCCCGTCGTTCATTGAATCTGTTGTTTGCTGACTGGGCAAACCGTGGCATTAACATGTGGACGTTTGAGCAGGGGACGCTTACCTTTACTCAGGGTTTGGCAACTTACGCGCTACCAAACGACACTGTGGATTTGCTAGAACATGTAATCCGTACGGGCGCGGGTAACTCTTCCACGCAGTCTGACTTAACAATTACCCGTATTAGTGTTTCTACCTATGCGACTATCCCCAATAAGATGCAGCAAGCCCGCCCAATTCAGGTGTGGTTTCAGCGTTTAGACGGGCAAACATCGTCCGTAGGGACTACATTAAATGGTGGTATTTCTGCAACAGACACTACGATTACGCTGACTTCTGTTGTAGGTTTGGCTACTACAGGCTTTGTTTTGATTGAAAACGAGACTGTGCAATATGGCTATATCAGCGGTAATCAGTTGATGAACTGCTTCCGTGGTCAAAATAATACAACCGCAGTGGCGCACTCAACTGCCGCCGCTGTTTACTCACAAAACTTGCCATCCGTAACTGTTTGGCCGACTCCCGATGGATCACAAACCTACCAATTCGTTTACTGGCGTATGCGCCGTATTGATGACGCAGGTGGCGGCACTCGGACTATGGATGTACCTTTCCGTTTCTTGCCCTGCTTGGTTGCTGGACTCGCCTACTATTTGGCGTTAAAAGTTCCAGAAGGGGCGGGGCGTTTAGACGTCCTCAAAGCTCAATATGACGAAGCTTGGCAGTTAGCGGCTGGCGAAGATCAAGAACACGCTTCTTTGCGGTTTGTACCGAGGCAAATGTTTATTGGAAGCGGTACGTAAATGGGCAATAGGTTTGCTTCCGGTAAGAACAGTATCGCCATGTGCGATCGCTGTGGCTTCCAGTTCAAATTAACGGCGCTTCGTAAAGAGATTCAGAAGACTAAGATTTACAATCTGCTTGTTTGTCCTGAGTGCTGGGATCCAGATCAGCCGCAGTTGTTGCTAGGTATGTATCCAGTTGACGACCCACAGGCTGTGCGTAACCCACGTAGAGATACGACTTACTACACTGCCGGTACAAACGGATTGCAAACAGTTAACTCGACCAGTAATGCCCCAGATGCTGCTGGTTTTGTAACAGGTGGTTCTCGGGATATTCAATGGGGCTGGGCTCCAGTTGGTGGATCGAGTAATTTTGATGCGTCTTTAACACCAAACTACTTGGTGGCAACGACTTATGTTGGTACAGTTACGGTAACAGTTACTTAGGAGATTAAAATGGGATTTAAAAAAGCAGCAGACGGCGTCGCTAAAAAAGGTAAGACAGATGTTCAAATCTTCCCTAATAGCGGCCCCACAGCACCAAACCCCAGAGGCGGTAAAAAGTCTTCTGGCGTGACCAGCGAAGCGATGATGAAAGTCGGTCGCAATATGGCTCGCGTAGCAAACCAAACTAAAGGTTAATCATGGCCAAATTTAGCAAAAAAGTTATGGGTAAAGAAGTTGGCGATGCCGCTACTTATGCTGCACCGCACAAAATGAATGGCAAAGCCGTGAAGATGTCGACTAACCCCGGCAAACCTTCAGACATTAGCAGCACCACAACCATGAAGATGAGTGTTGGTAACTACAACAACGGTCAAAGTGAAACTAAAACATCTGGTATCAAGATGCGCGGTACAGGCGCGGCTACTAAAGGTCTGATGTCTAGAGGCCCAATGGCATGAACTATACGCAACTCAGCAACGCGATTCAAGCGTACACGGAGAACACGGAAGCAGATTTCGTGGCTAATATCCCCGTGTTCGTTACGCAGGCTGAGCAGCGTATTTACAACACGGTACAGTTTCCGTCTATTCGTAAGAACGTAACCAGCACAATTGCTGTTAATACACAATACTTGGACTGCCCGCTTGATTTCTTAGCTGTCTATTCAATGGCAGTTATTGACGCCAACGGCAACTACGAATATTTGCTTAACAAAGACGTTAACTTTATTCGTCAAGCGTTTCCTAATCCAAATACGGATACAGGTATGCCTAAGTATTACGCTTTGTTTGGCCCAACGGTATTAAGTTCTACGATCTATGACGAGCTTTCGTTCATACTTGGCCCCAAAGCTGATGCAAACTATGGCGTAGAACTGCATTATTACTATTACCCAGAGTCCATTACAACAGCCGCTGACGGTCAGACATGGTTGGGCGACAACTTTGACTCAGTGCTTTTATACGCATCTTTGGTTGAGGCTTACACCTACATGAAGGGTGAGCAGGACATGATGCAGTTGTACAACCAGAAGTTCATGGAAGCACTTGCATTGGCAAAACGTTTGGGCGATGGTATGGAGCGTCAAGACGCTTACCGTTCTGGCCAGTTCCGTCAGAAGGTAACTTGATATGTCGATTATTCAGACGCAAACTACCAGCTTCAAAGCGCAGTTGTATCAAGGTATTCACGACCTGACAACTGACGTTATAAAGATTGCTTTGTACACAGCTAATGCTAATCTGAATGAAGATACAACTGTCTACAGTACAACTGATGAAGTGGCGGCTACAGGTACGTACGCGGCTGGTGGCTCACAATTGACGCCAATCACAGTTAGCACTTCTGGTTATACGGCGTATGTAAGTTTCCCTAATGTATCTTGGACAGGCGCAATCACCGCAAGATGCGCTTTGATTTACAACGTTACGCAGGGTAATAAATCCGTTGCCGTGCTGGACTTTGGTTCGGACAAAACTTCTACAACTACGTTTACCATCACAATGCCAACTAACGGCCCAACCACTTCGTTGATTAGGAGTTCAAATTGATTGTTACTACAACCAAAGGTGATATGGACGATTCCCTGCTTGAGAAAAAAGAGGGGATGGTCGATAATGAGGACGAGTACACCACTTGGGTGGAGTATTGGTTGGATAGCGAGTTAGTTCACCGTTCAGTCCACGTAACTCTGAAGAAAATGCCCCCAATTGTTGCTGAAGCAGCATCTCTTACATAAGGAACCATCATGGCTAATACCCAAGCAATGTGCACTTCGTTCTTAGGCGAAGTTCTTACTGCAACTCACAATTTTGGTGTAGCGCCTATCCGCGCTGCTACTACTGCGGACACGTTTAAAGCAGCTCTGTATTTGCAGTCTGCTACGTTGAATGCGTCAACTACTGTTTACTCCGCTACTGGTGAAGTAAGTGGTACAGGATACACGGCTGGCGGCGTAACGGTAACTAATGCTACCGCGCCTTTGGCTTCTAATACATCGGCCACTGCCGGTACAGCTTACTGGACACCTTCAGCTTCGATCACGTACACAACCGTGACTTTGACAACTGCGTTTGATACAGTGTTTATTTATAACTCTACTCAGAGTAATAAGGCTGTCAGCGTTCATACCTTCGGTGCGCAAACAATTACCGCTGGTACATTTACATTGACTATGCCTGCTAATACCACTGCTGCTGCGTTGTTGCGTATCGCTACAACCTAAAGGGTAAGCTATGGCTAGCGCATGGGGTTCCCAAGCATGGGGCGACGGCGCGTGGGGTTCCAATGACGTTGCTATAGCCCTTACAGGTGTCTCCGCCTCCGGCCTTGTAGGTACGGGGTGGGGTTACGATACTTGGGGTTCGGGGGCATGGGGCGGCGCTGGTTTGGGCGTTGAGTATTCGTACGGGATTACGGGTGTTGGCGCTACAGGTTCAGTTGGTACGGTTGGGTTTGGTTATGGTTTTACGCTTACTGGGGTTGGCGCAGTTGGTTCAGTAGGTACTTTTAGTTATGAACGGGCGTTCCCAATTACTGGGGTGTCGTCTAACGGAGAAGTAGGAACTGTAGGGTTTGAGCGTGGGTTTGCAATTACTGGCGTGTCTGCTAGTGGTGCGGTTGGGACTGTGGCGTTGGGGGCGCGTTCGATTGAGCTGACGGGCAACACTTCTTCAGGTGCTCTAAGTTCACCGGGCGATGCTTTTGATGTGGCTTTAACTGGAACGCCAGCGGTAGGTAGTGTTGGAACTTTTGGTGTTACACGTAGTTCTGGGCTGACAGGTAACTACGCGCAGGGTGAAGTTAGTGGGCCGATTGTGCCGCTAAACTCTAACCAAGCGCAGGCTTATGTTGGTACGGTTTCGTATACGATACAAGCTAGTTTGTCTGGTGTTGCCGCTACAGGTGCGGTGGGTAACTTGGGCACGCCTAGGACGCTTGCTTTGACAGGTAATGGAGCGACGGGTAATGTTGGGGATGTAGTGGCTGTGTACTGGAAGTTGATTAACGACAAGCAATCAAATACTTGGCAATTAATTGATGACAAACAGTCAACAACTTGGCAAAATATAAACACTTCGTAAGGAACGAACATGGCAGCAGAAACAGGACAACTACAGCTACTTACCCCGACGCAGGGTACGCTTTCTGGTACGTGGGGCGACACAGTAAACAACGGTATTACTGAGTACGTCAATATCGCTATTGCGGGCACTTTATCTTTTGCAGGTGACGGTGCGATTACTCTGGCGAATACTATTGGTAGCGCTTCTGCTTCAAATATTGGCTCAACTACAGCGCAGTACGCAGTTATCCGTATCACCGGTACGCAGTCAGTAGTTAAAGTTATTACAGGCCCCAGCTACAGCAAACTGTACATGGTGGATCACGCAGGCGCTACAAGCGCAGTGACTTTCAAAGCAGCGGGTCAGACGGGCGTGTCGATTGCGGTAGGCGAAAAGTGCTTTGTATATTACAACGGCACGGACTACGTCAAGGTGGCATCTAGTGCAGTGTCTGGTATTGTTGGCCCAGCCAACGGCGGCACAGGCGTTGCAAACAACGCAGCCAGCACACTTACAATTTCAGGTAACTATGCTACAACGCTAACCCTTACCGGCGCAACTTCAGTCACGATGCCGACATCGGGCACTATTGCTACAAAAGGAAATGCAATAGCTTTTTCAATCGTATTTGGACTTTAAGGACTTAACATGACCACAGTTAACATTGCCGCCGCCTCAAGCATCATTGGCACAACTACTTATCTAACACCATCAGCAACTACGGCTGTTGTTTTGCTTAACAACACAGCAACATCTGCGGCGGTTTACAAGATCAATCAGATTGTTGCCGCTAATGTAAATGGTACAAGCGCTGTGGATACCACGGTGTCTATTTATTCAAATGGTGCGGTAGCCCAAGGCTCCGCGCCTAGCGGCGGTACAGCGTACCCGATTGCTTCTACAGTATCTGTACCGCCTGATGCTTCGTTAATTGTTGCGGATAAAACCACGGCAATTTATTTAATGGAAGGTCAATCCATTACGGTGACATCTGGCACAGCCAGCGGCATTGCTTACACAATCTCATACGAAATTATTTCCTAATCGGAGGCAACCATGTCTCTTGGAAAAGTTGGCGGGATTCTCTCAGCCGGTTTAAACGGCATTAACTACCCTGTCACATCGGTGGAATACTTATGTGTGGCTGGCGGGGGTGGTGGTGGCGGTGTACCAAATACTAATAGTTACGGTGGTGGTGGAGGCGGCGCGGGCGGTTTATTAAATGCTACTGGCTACGCTATAACTATTGGATCAAGTATTACAGTAACTATTGGCGCTGGTGGTGCTGGCGGAGCGGCTAGTTCTACGGGCATTGGTACAGACGGATCAAATTCTGTTTTTGGAAGTATTACCACAACAGGCGGCGGTGGCGGCGGTGGTGGTTCTGGCGGAACTTATGGCCCCGGTAGAGCCGGTGGCTCTGGCGGTGGCGGTGCGGCGGCAGGGTATTCGGGAGGCGCAGGAACTTCTGGACAAGGAAATTCTGGAGGTAGTGGGAGTGGTGCAAGCCAGTCTTGCGCTGGTGGTGGAGGCGGCGCTGGTTCTGTAGGATTGTCATTTAGCACCAGTAATCTTGGTCGCGCTGGCGGTGCTGGAATAGCTTCTTCTATTTCAGGCGCACAAGTGTTTTATGCTGGCGGAGGTGGCGGTGGGACGGAAGGTAATGCGCTTGCTTATGGTGGAAATGTCCAAGGTCTTGGTGGCGCTGGTGGTGGTGGAAATGGCGGCGGCGGCTTTCCAACATTGGTAGAAGTTGGAACCACTGGTTTAGCTAACACAGGCGGTGGCGGTGGCGGTGGCGCAAGAAATAACACTGGCGGTGCGGGTGGTTCGGGCGTTGTCATTCTTCGTTACCCATCTTATTTAGCGCCTGCTACATCAACAACTGGATCACCAGAAACATACATTGCTGGCGCATGGCGTGTATACAAGTTTGTTGCATCTGGAACAATTACATTCTGAGGATATATGGCACAAGGTCTTTTTACCCTCAAGCAAGTTAACCAAGCTATTCGTCAAAACGCATGGTCAGGAACTTATGCGCCTACTTTTGTAGAGTATCTTTGCGTTGCTGGTGGTGGAGGTGGGGCTAGACAAAATGGCGCTTCTTGCCCCGGTGGGGGTGCTGGTGGTTTATTGACTGGTATGGTTCCCGTTACGGCTGGTGCTTCTTATACAGTTACTGTTGGTGCTGGGGGCGCTGGTCAAAGTGGTAATGGTGCGGGTACATCTGGTGTTAATTCAGTCTTTGGCCCTATTACCTCAACAGGTGGCGGCGGCGGTGGGTCTTATGACAATGCTGTTGGCACAGGCGTAGGTTTAAATGGTGGTTCTGGTGGTGGCGGAAGTGGAGCAAATACAACTACTGGTTGGCCTCCCGGTAATGGAATTGTTGGTCAAGGTAATGCTGGTGGTGGCAATTCTCCTGCTGATGGACTTGCCGCTGGTGGTGGTGGGGGTGCTGGAAGTGTTGGACTAAACCCTTTACCCTCAAATGGAACTCTTGGTACAAGTGCCGCTGGCGGTGCTGGCGGTGCAGGAGTTGCAAGCGCAATAAGTGGCACAGCCACCACATATGCTGGTGGTGGTGCGGGAGGTGGATATTACGCTAATGGTGGCACAGGAGGCGTAGGTGGTGGTGGTAATGGTGGGTCTAATGGCTCTGCGGCTACTTCTGGAACTGCAAATACAGGGGGCGGTGGCGGTGGAAATAGTCAAACATCAACCGCAGGTTCAGGCGGTTCAGGCATCGTAATAGTCAGATACCCCGGCTCTGTGCAGTTTTACACTGGCGGCACTGTTACCACATACAACGGATATGTAATTCACACATTCACAGCATCAGGGACTTTGGCTCCAACTACGCCAACTACACCTGCTTCTGTAAACACAGTTTATTTCCGTCAGTCTGGCGTTTGGGTTGCCCCAGCGGGTGCTACGCAAGTTGAATATTTGGTAGTTGCTGGCGGAGGTGGGGGCGGAAATAATGGCAATAACACTGGTATGGGCGGTGCTGGCGCTGGTGGATTTAGAACAGCAACAGGTTTTTCTGTAACAGCAGGAACTGCGTACACAATTACCATAGGCGCTGGCGGTACCGGCGGAACAACAGCAAACACCAATGGTGGCGATTCTGTATTTAGTTCAATTACTGCTACAGGTGGTGGTAAAGGTGGACTGCAAAGTGTTGTTGGTGGCAATGGTGGTTCAGGCGGTGGTTCTGAGGGCTACTTCCCAAATAACTATGGAACAGGAAATACACCATCAACATCACCAAGTCAGGGTAGTAATGGCGGTGCTGGATATGGTGCTGGCAACTATCCATATGCTGGAGGCGGTGGAGGCGGTGCTAGTGCTACTGGTCAAACTGGACAGGGTACTGGTGGCGGTGTAGGCGGTGCGGGTACTGCGGCAAGTGCAAACTTAGGCGGTGCTACTTATGCTGGCGGCGGTGGTGGCGGATCGGGCGGCCCAACTCTAGGGTCAGGAACTGGCGGTGCTGGTGGTAGTGGCGGTGGCGGTGCTGGAACAGGGAATGCTACTGCGGCTACGGCTGGAACTGTAAACACAGGCGGCGGTGGAGGCGGTGGTTGTGGAGTCTCTGGCGGCGGAGCAGGCGGTGCAGGCGGCTCTGGCATTGTAATTATTAAATGGAGTTGAAATGAGTCAAACTTTATTAGGTGGCATTCTTTCAGCAACTTATAACCCACTTGCTGGGTCACCATCCACAGTTGAATACCTTGTGGTTGCTGGTGGTGGTGGTGCGGGTGATGGTAATGGAGGCGGTGGCGGG